AGCTGTCGCAAACAACCCCAAATTCGCGAAGAAGGTTGGGGTACCTCAAAGCGTAGGGAAGGAATTTACGATGAAGAAGTATCAATCTGGCGGGATGATGTCGTCTCCTCGCCCCAAGATGCGCCCAAAGGGTATGGAAGGTGGCATGGCACCGCGTCGTTCCATACGCCCGCGTATGCGCCCGGAAGACCTGATGGAAGGTGAAAACACGACCGCTCCGCGTCGTTCCATACGCCCGAAGGCTCGCCCGAAGGGTATCGAGGACATGATGTCGCCCGATACCGCTGTTGGTCGTGGCAATCGCGCCTCCATGCGTGAGGCCATGGATATGCCCCCTGAAGGCATGAAGTCCGGTGGCAAGGTCCGCGGCTACGGTAAGGCCCGTGGCGGTAAAACTTGCAAGATGTACTGATGAAAAAACCGGTATGGGATAAGAAGCGCCCCGCGAAGCTGGGTAAGCCTGAAAAACTGAGCTCTTCCCAGAAGAAATCAGCCAAGGCTACAGCAGCTAAAGCGGGGCGTCCGTACCCTAACCTCGTAGACAACATGCGGGCGGCGCGTAAGAAATGACCACATCCGGCACCACAGCGTTCAACATGGACTTCACGGAGATCGCCGAGGAAGCATGGGAACGTGCGGGCCGGGAGATGCGGTCTGGTTACGATCTGCGCACTGCCCGTAGGTCCATGAACTTGATGACCATAGAGTGGCAAAACCGCGGCATCAATATGTGGACGATTGACGAAGGGACAGTGACCCTGTCGGCGGGTGTAGGTCAGTACGATCTCCCCGCCGATACCATTGATCTTATGGAGCAGGTTATCCGTACAGGATCGGGCGGCACGCAGCAGGACATCAACCTGTCGCGTATCAGCGTTAGCACCTACTCCACTATCCCGAACAAGACAAACACCGGTCGGCCCATCCAAGTGTGGATTGAGCGTTTGCGGGACGCCCCGCGCGTAAACCTGTGGCCGGTACCGGACTCCAACGGATACACGTTGGTTTACTGGCGCATGCGCCGGGTACAAGACGCTGGCTCCGGCGTCCAGACTGCGGATATGAATTTCCGCTTCCTCCCTTGTCTGGTGGCGGGGCTGGCGTACCACATCGCTATGAAGGTACCCGAGCTCGCGGAGCGCTTGCCGTTACTTAAAGCGGAGTATGAAGAGCAGTTCCGGCTGGCCGCGGAAGAAGACCGGGAAAAGGCTCCGGCACGTTTCGTACCAAGCGTGAGGATGATTAGATGACTAATCGCTTCGCTTCCGGACAGAAGGCGATCGGTATTTGCGACGTGTGCGGGTTCCAGTACCCGTTGCGCAAACTGCGCACCACGTTTGTTAAGGGACGTAAAACTAACGTCCTTTCGTGCCCCGAATGCTGGGACCCCGACCATCCCCAGTTGCGGCTTGGTGAGTTTCCAGTTGATGACCCACAGGCTTTGCGTAATCCGCGCCCAGATAGCGCAGAATATGCTGAGAGCCGCGCACTTATTTTACCGGTACGCCCGGTAGTAGGTACTGGATTTATTGGGCAAGTCACGGTAATAACTTCATAGGAGACACAAACATGGCTAGCTGCGGAACAAAGAAGATGATGTCTGGTGGTAAGGTCAAAAACCAGATGAAGAAGATGAAGAAACCCGCCAAGAAGTCTGACGGAATAAAGATTCGCGGTACCGGTGCCGCTACCAAGGGTACCATGGCACGCGGACCTATGGGGTAAGGTATGGATTACGCTGCTCTAACAGCTAACATTCAGGACATAACTGAAACGTCGTTCACCGACGAACAGCTTGCCATGTTTGTTCAGCAGGCTGAGCAGAAAATTTATAACACTGTCCAGATTCCTGAGCTCCGGAAGAACGTGACTGGTACCGCTACTAACGGCAACAAATATCTCTCCATGCCGGAGGACTTCTTGTACTCGTATAGCATGGCAGTCGTAGACGGGTCTGGTAACTATTCCTACCTTTTGAACAAAGACGTCAATTTCATCCGCGAGGCGTACCCCGCGCCGGGTGGGATTGGTTTACCCAAGCATTACGCGTTTTTTGATGGGGACACGTTTATCTTGGGCCCGACACCGGATGCAGACTACACAGTAGAGTTGCATTACGGGTACTACCCAGAGTCCATTGTTACCGCAGGTACAACATGGCTCGGGGATGAGTTCGATTCAGCACTGCTAAACGGTGCGTTGGTCGAAGCTATCCGCTTCCTCAAGGGTGAGCAGGATGTCGTCAACATGTACAATCAAATGTATGTTCTCGCCATCGGCTTACTCAAGAACCTCGGAGACGGAAAACTACGTCAGGACACCTACCGTTCTGGCCAAGTACGCACTGCCGTGAGCTAAGGAGATAAGACATGGCTATCACACAAGCGATGTGCACAAGTTTCAAGACCGAGCTTCTTGGCGGCGTGCACGACCTCGACACCGACACTATCAAGATTGCGCTGTTTACCAGCTCAGCCACTCTTGGAGCAGCAACTACTGCTTACAGCACTACCAATGAAGTAAGTGGTACCGGGTATACTGCCGGAGGCAATACCCTCACCGGCGCTACGATCACTTCGAGCGGCACTACGGCGATTGTCGACTTCGACAACACCACGTGGGCGGCATCTACGATTACCGCTCGCGGGGCGATGATCTACAACGCGTCTAAGGCCAACCGTGCGATCGCGATTCTGGACTTCGGTTCGGACAAGACGTCTACTGACGGTGACTTTACCATCCAGTTCCCAGTCGCAGACGCTTCGAACGCTATCCTCCGCATCGCGTAAGGAAAAAACGTTATGGTCACACTGGTAAACAGAGCCTACGTCAGCACCGCAACTACCGGCACGGGGACGATCACCCTCGGCACTGCGGAGCCGGGCTATCAGGACTTTGCCGCTGCTGGTGTGACCGATGGCGTGACTGTACGATACACGATCGTCGATGGGGTTGCGTGGGAGATTGGCGCGGGGACGTATACGGCGTCAGGAACGACGCTTTCCCGTGGGCCGAGCGAAAGCTCTAACGCTGGCGCTGCGATTACCCTTTCAGGTGATGCCAAGGTTTTTATCACGGCGACATCCGAAGACGTTAGTAAAAACATCGCGCTTGATAGTAAAACCACTGCGTACACAGTTACGGCTGACGATATTGGTAAAATTATCCACGCCACTGGGGATGGCACCTTTACGGTTACGATTCCCGGTGCTTCAACGGCAGGCGCTGGGTTTAATGTAAAAATCTGGAACACTGGCGACGGCACGATTACCATCTCTGGTGGGGGTGTAATCGACGGCGGGTCTCTTACAAGCCGTGTGCTGTATGCGTGGGAAGGTGTTGAGCTTGTTTCAGATGGCACAAACTGGTACAGCGGTTCTACAAAGTCCACACGTTACTATGCTGAAAATGGTAACGACGGAAACACGACACGCCCTATTGCTAGTGGTATCTACAGTATTGCCCTTGGCGGTGCATCTACAGCGTCAGGCGTTGGTTCCTTGGCGGTCGGCCTTTCTACCACTGCCTCTGGTACGTCTTCAAATGCTTTTGGCCGCTCCTCGGCCAACGCAGGTGCGGTCGCTGCAGGGAACGGTTCTCTTGCACTGAATGGTTCTCATGCTGGTGGTGCGGACTCTGTGGCTGCTGGTATTGGGACCAACAACGTTACTTACGGTGCGACAGCAGCGAATGCGATTGCCCTTGGTCAGCTAACAAAAGCTACAGGTGCAAACTCTGTTGCTATTGGGGACAACAGCATCGCAAGCAATACTAGCACGGTTGCCATCGGCACAAGCTCTACTGCCAGCGGTCTTGGCTCTGTTGCCATCGGTAACAGCACCTCCTCAGGAACTCTCTCGCTTTCTGGTAACACAAGCACTGCTTCGGGCGACTACTCTGTTGCTCTAGGCCAGTCTTCGACGGCAAGTGGTGCAAACTCCGTTGCGATTGGTACAAGTGCTTCGGCTACCGTTGCAAACCAGATTGCTCTGGGCGGCACGGCAGACACAGTAAAGATCAGCGGTACCTACACCCTGCCCACCACAGACGGCACAACGGGTCAAGCTCTTATAACAAACGGCTCAGGCACTTTGAGTTTTGCTGATGCCAGCCCCACATTGTATGCTGAGTCTATTGGCACGGGGGGAGCGGTTCCAACCACCCCAACAGCGGATGCTGGCGGAGCGTATAATAGCGTTGCAATAGGAAACGGCGCAGATATTGGGTCAGCTAGGGCGGAGAGCATTGCCATTGGAACTGACGCTTTAACAAATCAATCTCAGGCGATTGCTTTGGGCAAGGCTGCGACTGTAGGTAGTAGTGGATCGTTTGCAACAGCATTAGGCAGAAACTCGCTTGCAAACGGAACCT